TTCTCCATCAAGATCAGGTGTATCTTCAATTACTTCTCCATCAAGATCAGGTGTATCTTCAATTACTTCTCCATCAAGATCAGGTGTATCTTCAATTACTTCTTCAATCAAAGATTTTTCAACCATCTCAACAAGATCTTCTTCTGTGTAAGATGTTATGTCAAGGATGTCTCCTTTTTTATAACCATCAAACTTTTTTAAAACTTTATATTTCTTTTCCATATACTATAATTATACCATTTTAAAAAAAACAATACAACAAATTTATAAGCCGACCTTCTTATTTTGTTGCTTCTTATAATCGTTTCTATTCTTCAAAACTTCTATTTGTTCTTTTTCCATCTTATCAGGATCTATTCCAGTATCTATGATTGAAACTAAGCCATATCTAACTGCATCCATAGGATCTGACATAAAGTGATTTGGTACTCCTAGTGGATTACCATCTTTATCTTCTTTCCATGCATAGTTTTCATAAGATGCCCATATATGCTTGCTTCTTTTTGTAACTGATATTCTTAATCCTGATACAATTTTAATACCATAAATAACTGAATCTTTTCCTTTCTCTACTGGCATAATATCTACACCATCATCTGCTATTTCCTGGATAGATTTTGGTTCAGCACAATCAGCAAATGTAACTGCTGTCTGGCCATCATTAATTATTTTAGTAGATACGCTTTCGTTTTTGATAAATGTACCATGAGCTAATTCATCTAAGATATATCCACCATTGTGATAGTAGATATTTACCAAACATAATGGATCAGGAAACCATCCGAAGTCCAGGCCACGTGCTACTAGTCTTGCTTCATGTGGTAGTTCATCAATCAATCTCCATCCACTATAAATTCTTCCACGAACAGTTTCAGGAACATATCCACGAATCTTATGATGAAAATAATCTGGCTTTGTAAATTCATATTCTGAATATCTTTTGATTGTATGTTTATCTAGGTTATATAAATTATCTAAATATGAACTGTTTACAAATAAAACATCATTCATATCTTTCTTAAGAACTGGTATATAAAATCCTTCAACACCATCTACTGGAATTAAATCAAACCATTTTTGAATTATCCAATGATTCTTTGGTGGTGGGTTAAGAGATAATATAATTATTATATCTCCCTTCTTGGTACGAAGCGAATCATCTAATGTCATAAATTCATCTTCACCAACTTCTTCAGCTTCTTCAATCCAAACAACGTTGTATTGGGCCAAAGACTTCAACTTAGCTGTCTGTGATGATGTAGATGCTCTAAATCCATGAGCCTGGATGCTATTCTCTCCATACTTAGCAGACATATCATTATCGGTTATATTTAATAGGTTCATTAATCGCTGTTCTTCAAAGCGATCTTTCAACTCTCTCCAGCATGAATGTCTTATATCACTATGCACAGAACGCATTATAGCTGCACGCATATATGTTGGATCAACTAATTTAGCTGTAAGTAGCTGTGATGCTGCTGTTGAACGCCCTGCTCCACGCCCACCCATAAAGATAATATACCTAATTCTTGGATTAGGTGTAAAAGCTGGAGCAAATTTTGCGTTCACGATTTGTTTCATTATTTTATTAAAGGAACTATTTGTCTCCAAATGTTCTCTGTTAAATAAGCACAAGGTTCTCCAGTATCACTATTAATCGGTGATCCGATAGTATCCATAACATATTCCACGACATGAAATATCTCATGGCCTATAACTGGTAGTCCTGGATTCTTTACCCAAACTAAGATGGCATTGTTTTTAAATCTAATTGTCTTGCCACCCTTACCCCTGAAATTGATTGGTATTAATTCTTCATCATCAAGATCATACTTACATCTATTCCTAATATATTTTATAACTTGTGCTTCAGTTGTACCGATAGTAAATAAAATATCAATCGGATACATACCTGCATCAAGTGTTTTAAATATTGGTTTAGCCTTGATCTTCTTCTTCATTTTCTTCATCATCTTCCTTAGAGAAATCACGTACGACTATTGTATTTCCTTTTAATGGCTCACCACCTGACATGACATCAGTTTTTTTAGTCATTCCATGATTAGATGAAAGAATAAGACTAGCAATCGTTGAATTATATACTCCTGCAAGGCCTTGTGTTATAAGTCTTTCCTTCTGAATATCTTTTAACATCTCTAAAGCCTTTGAAAAGTCTGCATGTTCTTTTCTCCATTCATAAAGCGTACTCACGACAACTCCTAAATAAATAGCAAACCCTTCAATTGTAGGAAGCTTAACAGTCAATCTTATATCATATTCTGTTGATCCTTGTGATCCTTCATACTTAGCAGTTTTTTCTATTTCATCCTTGCATTGTAAAAGATACTCATCAACTTTTTTGATATAAGACTTCTTGTATTTAGTTGGCCTTCCTGTTCTTGCCATATTACTTTTTTAATAACTCACTAGGAGTTTTAATGTTATCTTTTACCTTTCTCCATGTAGCTTTCATATCAAATACTTGCATTGAATCGCCTGGAATTGGCTTAGTTGATGCATCAAAGAGTATAAAAGCGTACATTCCATCAGCTTTATCGCACAATTTCTTCATTTTTGCAGCTAATTTCATGCGTTTTAGCTCTTTTTTCTTAGCTTCTACTAGCTCATCTACCTTCTTTTCTAGTATAGGAGATAATACTAAGCCATTTTCTTTTGCTTTTTTCTTATTAATCTTGGAGACCATATCGTTGTTTCGTTTTATCTTTTAATGGTTCAATCTTTTCAATTGGTTCTGTTAGTTTTAATATATCCTTCATCATAGCTATAGAATCTTGCCTTGCCAAAACTATAACAGCTAATTTTATTGGATCTTTTTCTTCTATATCAGAAACCTTATCATACTTTGAAATGGTAAATTCCAGGTGTCTCTTTAAGAGTTCACCTGTTTTACCTGCGTATAATGTTGTTAGATCAAACTGTTCCATTAATCAACAATTAAGACTGATAATGATTCCATTTGACCGACTGTAATATCTTGTGGAATGATTGATAGATCAATAGGTTTAAGTTCTAGCTCAATTTCTTCTGCCATGAATTTATCCATGTTAGCTATTTGATCTTCTCTTTCTTTGATAGCTGGAGCATGTTTTTCTTTTAGTGTACTTAGCTCTGCATCAAATGCTTCCTTATTTTCTATTTTATAGTTTTGGTTTTCTATTACTGGATTACCTGCTTCATCCTTAGCTGAATGTTTAACGTTTAATTCTACACGTTCTTTATCATAAGCATTAAATATCTCTGAAGATTCAGAAGCTTTTTTGATTTGATTAATCATTGGTTTAATAGCTTCTTTGTTTTTAGATATATTGAACCCAAACTTTACACCCCTTAAATTACTTAATGCGTTTAATGCTCTGTATAATGCATAAAAATCACTTCTACTTTGTTTTATTTTCATATTTTTTATATTTTTTTAATTTTATTAATAAATTCTTGAATATAGCGACTAGAGACCGACCTTCGCCATATTCTTTTTTTTAAACTCACTACGTCTCTTTTTTAACTTTCTTTCTTCTATCTTTAAAGGATTAGTCATATCATCAAACATGTCTGCCATTTCCTTTTTATACTGTAGCTTTCCAGGAAGTAATATGTCGTCTTGATCTGATTTCAATAACTCTTTTTCTAATTTTTCCTTTAATAAAGGATTGATTATTACCATATTATTCTGCTGGTGCTTGTTCTGCGACCTTTGGGCTATTTTGTACTGGCTGTTGTATTGGTTGTGGAGCTGGTGGTAATGGGATGTTCTTTAATGCATAAACTCTATCCAGTAAGTTAGCTCTACGTATAGGATCTTGTTCCATTTGAATCAATGTAGATATTGTTGCTAGGTTATCTGCTAGATCTGAATTTTCTCCAACGATTGTGATATAGATTCTGTTTAATACTCCATCCCAGATCTCCTTCATGTTTTCAATCATAGGATTGAATTGTATAAATTCTTCTAGTTTAGCTGCTTTGATTTGCTCTCTCATGGTTGCATCATGTGGGCCAATCTTTGCTAGGTTATTTATATACCAGGAATCTACAGCAAGCTTCCTGAATTGATCTAGCATCTTAACATCACCTGTAATTCTAATTATATCCTTAGCTTTCATGTCTTTTATAATTATAGGTAATACCCATTCTTTATAGATTTTGGTATAAGCGATAGCAATTTTTTGTCTTATTTCTATAAAGTATTTACCAGCATTTTCATCAAGTCTATTTGCAAGAACAAATGGAGTTCCTGATGGCATATTTCCACCCTGAATAATATCAAACGTATGAGCTACCTTATCCATTTCTTCAATAAGATTATTTCTACGTGCAATTAATTGATCTAGGTTTTGTAATCTAACATCTACTTGTGATAGATCTTTAGATTTTATAATCCTTCCATTCTCAATATCAGTTCTTATGTTTTGGAATGTTTGGTTATCAGAAGATTTAAACACAACTGTACCTGCCCAATTTAAACCTTCCTGGATTTGATTATCAATATCTTTAATAGCAATAATGTAATCAAAAAATGTTTCGTAGATACCTTCACGAAGCCATGTACCTTTGTATGGCCCAAGATGAGCTTCTTTATAAAAGTCTGACATTTTCTTTTTAGCTCCAAATGGTTCAGCAAATAGAATATATGTTTTATCCATATTTTCACCCTTACTTAATCCAGCAGTTACTATTCTAGCTAGAATGAATTTATATTTATCTCCACCTTTTTTACCTTGAGCTTCAAATAGATCAGCTTCTGATACTTCTCCATCTCTTTTAAATATTTCATAAATAGGATTTGTGGTATTTTCTTCAGTTGTTTTTCGTTTAGCACTAAATGTTTTGTTACCACAGTCTGCAATAACAGCATCAATATTATTCCAAATACCTTCCTTAGCCTTAAGATCTGATTGTGTCATTTGATAACGACTTATAATAGGAGAATCATTGACTGTTTTAGCTGTTTCGTTAATTATATACGTATTTGATAGATCACAAGATTGATAGCCATCAGGCATCTTTTCCCATAAAGCATTTCCCCATCCGACATAATACTCAACATCATCTTTAAGTTGTTCATCACGATATGTATCCCAAAGGTATTCTTTCATTGCAGCGTTTAACGTGAAAACTGCAGGATAATCATCAACTGGATTAATAGAAAATGCCAAAAAGTTCTTAGTATCTATTCTAAGATTTTTTACAGTTGAATCTATATGTACTTTTGTTGGATCTAACCAGTACTGGTATTGTCCTAGTTCATCTATTTTATCATCTTCACCACCTTTATTTTCAAAAAAGGCAATACGCTTAATTCGCTTATATGCAGACCTATGAACAGATTCAGAAATCTCTGTTGATTTGCCTTCATAGTTTGTTAATTCCGACTGGATAATTTTTAAAATATTCATGTTGATTGTAAAAAAATAAGATATTAAGTTATATATATAATTATACCATTTTTAATAATGCAATACAACAAAAAACAGACCATAAGTGGCTTTTAAAGCGACCTACAGTCTGTTTTTGTACTGGAAGTGTGGTTTAACCCCTGTTCCAGTTCACTTTTACTTCTTTTTTAATTCCTTTTTTAACTCACTACCTATTTTCTCCATAACATTTCTAACAAGATTATCTTTAAACTTAGATGTTTCAGCAAGATTTTTTTCCATCTTCTTCTTAGCATCCTTCATGGCTTCTCCCATAGCTTCTAAAATCAATAACCATCCATTAACATATTCAACTCCCCTGTTACCAAACATCCATTGTTTTAGTTTAAAGTTTGTTGCACCATCACATTTTGGTTCTACTAGATCTATACGATTATTCCTATAGTCTACCTTTACAAATACGCTTATACCTTTATGGTTATAACAATAAGTTTCTTTTAATTTTTGTTCCATTTTATTCTTTAATGTTATTAATGTTCAAATTAATATCATTTATTTTTACTTTTGCTTGACCTTTCCTTATTCCCCAGGAAATTGCAAAAGCATAATAATGTAATAAAACACCTACCCCAACTAGAAAGCTAAATGCTTTCAATAAATCAAATAGTTTTTCCATATTAGTAAATAATTACTGCTTTACAAATAAAGAACGCTAATGATGCTAACAAAATTATATTTCTTTTCATAATTAATTTAATACCCAAAATTTAATACCACTTGATAAATGGGCGACCAACCATTTACCCCTGACTTCTAAATCCATTACTTTTACCTTATCACCGATTAAGGATATAAGATGATCATAAGAACTTGAATTTACTGCATTATTTTTTTTGCTCATATATTATATATTATACAACCAAATAAACCATCCGACAACTAATAAAATGTAACAACACATAATAACATTCCCCCAAAACCTATCTACTCTTACTGATCTATCTTCCTTATTTGCTAGTTTATTTTTCCATTGTATAGCAAATTTATTTGTTTTCCAAATATCTTTTTTATCCATATTATTTTTTAACTATTACATGTTTACCATCTTCTTCCACGACCTTTAGACCTTCACCTAATAAACTTACTGGATCACTCAACTTTTCAATAGTTATCTTATAATTACCCAAAACTTTTTCTTGACTATAAACATTCTCTAATGTAGTAGTGAATTTAGTAGCATTATAACTATCTAAAATTCCACAAAGATAAGCTGTAATTTCTATAAAATGTTTATGACCTTTAATTTTTTCTGTTTTATCCATTGATTCTGTTTTAACCATAAAATTATATTTTACTAGGTAATAATACTTCAGTTTTATATCTTCTCCATTCTCTTACTGCCTTTGTATTACGTTCTTTGTCATAATACTTTTTCCAATGGCCTTTATAATTTACTGTAGCTAGTCTTTCAGGAAATAAAACAAACTGAATTGTACGTCTTGAACACTTGCTTTCATACTGACGTGCAATCTCTCTAATAGGTAGTCCTGAAGATTTATACAAGTAAATTATTTGTTCTTTATCTTCAGGTGTAAGTTTAATCCTACGATCAGCAGTTTTTGGAAGATCTAAATTTTGTCTATCTTTTTCCCAAAAGTAACTCATATTATTTTTTGGCCCATCTAGCCTTGTTAGCTTTTTTAGCTCTATCCGACCTTTGCTCTTTCGTCATTGTTTTTAAACTTCTTTTACCGAGTTTACTATAATGCTCTTTGATTATTTCTTTTTCTGTTTTCATATTTAATAAATAATTATAGGTTCTTTTTTATAAGGTGATAATATTATTTGTTTTGGTTTTATAATTCCTAATGTACATTTAAAACAAATCTTTTTTAAAACTGGAATCTTACCAAAAAATAATAATCTTTTATAACCAACAATTTTATATGGTTCACCATTACAATCTGGGCATGTTTTATTATAATTCTGTATTTGTGCCATAACTAAAATAAAGTTTCCTTATTCTTGTGAGTATAGACCACATACTTACCTACATAATCCTTAATAATTAATCCTTTCTGTTCTGCTTTCCTTAGTGTTGCATGAGTAGCATGGGATAGGAAACCCCATTTTGTATTACCAGCTAGATCCCAAGTATAAAACCATACATCAGGAAATTCAGCTAGAAAGTTTAAAACTATTTCTTCGCTGGTATACTTTCTGTCTGGTTTAACCATGTTGGTATACCTTGTTCTTTTCTCCTGGAGATTATCTTTTTGTTTTTGAGTTAACATATAATTATTGTTTAAATGAATTAATATAACTATCGGTTTGTTCGTAACTTGGAAATGGAAAGTAAACACCTGTATTTTCTGATAATGCTTTTGTAACATCTTCCCAGACTTGATCAATTTGTTTTGTTGTAAGTTCTGTTGTGCTTGTTACTTCAAACTTTGCGTTTGCCACCTGGCGAAAAATACTTTTAATACTTTCTTTTGTTGGCCTTATTTCTAAATCTTTAAAAGCTTTTTGTAGTGATACACCATTCTCTACTAGAATATCAGCAATCTCTTGAAAACCTTTGTGTAAGGCACGATTCTGTAATAAAGTCCTTTGTCTTTCTTCTTTATCCATAAAATTTTTTATTATGTAATTCAAGATGGTGTTTACGACATAACCATTTAACTTTTAATGGGCTACGATAATCAGGATGATGGGCTTCAGTTTTAATATTTCCACATTCTTCACATGGTAGCTTAACTAATACTCCACTTCTTATGGCATTATTTACTTTTTGTCTTGCTATATTTTTACCCTTAAATGTATTTCTACGTTTTTGTTGATATTTTATTATTTGTTCTTTTCTTTCAGGATTTTTAAATCTTTCTTTTTCATAATTAATATAGTGATCTATATTTTTTCTATAATTTTCTTTTACATCATTTCTATAGCATAGTTTACACTTACCAAAATATCCATCTGATAAATTACTATTTTTATAAAAATTCTCTACTGATTTTATTTTTTTACATCTATAACATTTTTTATTCATACCCTTATTATACATTAAATGGTATTAAAATGCTAGAAAGGTATCAAAATGGAATGTCTTCTGCATTAATTTCTTCTTCAGGATACTCTAGTGTATCAATACTTTCTTGTTTTGGTTCTGAAGTTTTTGCTGGTGCTGCTTGAGCTGGCTTAGATTGTGTATTACCTGGAGTATTACCAAACTGAATTGTATCGGCAATAACTTCTGTACGATATTTCTTTTCACCAGACTTTGCATCATCCCATGATCTAGTTTCCATACGACCTTCTACTAAAATACTACTTCCTTTCTTCATGTAAGTTGCAACATTTTCTGCTGTCTTACCCCAAACAACAATGTTATGATAATCAGTTTTCTCCTGACGTACGCCATTTGAATCTTTATAAACACGATTTGTTGCTAAACTGAAAGTACAAACCTTATTACCACCTGTTATTGCTTTTAATTCAGGATCTCTTGTTAGATTTCCTACTAAGATTGCTTTGTTTAGATACATATATTTTATTTGTTAAATTTACTAATAAACTTATAAGCAAGTACATGATCGCCCATGTCCTTGAGAACTATACCCTGACCTTCACCTTCATAACCAATTTCCTTTAACCAATTTTGGTATAACTTATCTGCTTCTAGCTTTGCTTGTTCTTCTATTTCCAATCTAGCCTTTTCTTCTTCTTCTCTTTTCTTATCTTCTTCAGCTTTTACTCTAGCAGCTTCTTTTCTATTATTTTCATCAATAATATCCTGCTTTTCTTTTTCTGCCTTCCTTAAAGCTTCTTGCTTTTCAAGTTCAGCTTTTTCTTTAGCTAATTCAATATCTCTTTTAGCTTTTTCAGCTTCTTCTTCTCTAGCTTTCTTTTTTTCTTCTTCAATCTCTTTTTCTCTAGCTATTTTATCTTCAGTTTCTTTTATCTTTGCTTCTCTAGCAATTAGATAATCTGTTTTTCTTACAGTTACATAATCAGCAAATTCTTCAGAACCCATAGATAGAATAAACTCATCTGTAACTTCTATACCATCTCCTATCCCTGCTAATTGATTTTTTCTTTCTGGTAGAACTAACAGACGATCTGCTATTTCTTGTTTTTGTTTTGCTTCTTCTTCAAAAGCCTTTAATCTATCTTTTTCAGGTTCTAGGATTGCTATCAATTCCTTTTGTCTTGCCATTATTTTTCTATTGATTTCAGTAAAAAAACTTCTTTTATTTAAACCAAATTCTTCAATAGCAGTTATAACCTTACCAATAGCGATTCTAGCTTCTTTAACCTTCTTAATTTCTTCTTTGTTGTCTATGTTTACTTCAACGATTGATGCAGTTTCAGCTACTATAGCTTTTAATTCTGCTTCAGTTCTATCAAATTTTACTAATTCTTGTTCATCCATAAAATTATTTTATATTATTTATTGTTTCATTAATAAGATTATCGCCTTTTTTCAAACCAATTCTTAACTTCTCCTGCATTACTGGATCTGGGTACACCCTTTGGATCAATAATGACTGTTTAAAGTTAGGATTAAATGCTGCAAAATCTACCCATTTCTTTCCTGTAAATAACATTTGCTGGTTCATCTGCCAAATATATCCTTTCTCTATTTCAAACTTACCTGTCTTTTTAAAATCATTAATCATCTTTAAATGTTTATGATCTTCAAAAGCTTTTATCTCAACTAAACCATCTGAATCTAAAACTTCTCTATCAGGACTTGCTCCACCATATTGAGATATTTCATCATTTGTTACAAATCCAACTAATCCAAGTTTTGTTTCAGTCTCCATTTCATATATTTCAGCAGCTAGTGGTTCAAACTCATTACCCCTACTTGTCTGATCATTTGAAAAGTTTTCTTTTACAATTGGATTTGCTGAATATAATTCACTTACTGCTTTATAACAAATTGTCTCCAGGCCCACTCCACCAGTTCCTATTGCATCTGCATGACTGGCTGAAAGTGGATACTTCTTTTTCAATTCAAACCATTCTTCAGATTGCTGATCTACATTATGAATTTTTATCATCTTTTTTTAATCCTTGCTCTAGGACTTTCTTACGATTAATAATTAGTTTATCAAATTCCTTACCCTTACCTTTATTATTTTTATAATAATTTGATAATTCTACAAGTGAAGTTATTGCTTCAATTTCTTTTACCCATGTAGGATCTATAACTACTTCTGTTGATTGTGTCTCTTTCTGCATTTCTTCTTCAACATAAACTTGTGCTAATTCTTCAGGACAAGCTTTACGTAACGCATGCATTTCTGCAACTTTAGCTATCATGGTTCTTGGTTTTGATACCCATAGATTTCTACCTGTTGTATATTCTTTGAAATATACCTTAGCAGCAAATTCTCCAATATAACCATCAATCTTTCTTTTAACTATAATAGAACAACTGATTATAGTATCACCATCCATTTCATAAGTTGGTTCTGATACTCCAACTACTCCACTTCTCATTCCTATCTTCCTGGAATAGTCTATTGAGTTTATCAATGAGTATCCATTACCATAAGGAATTGCGTATATATTCTTTTCTAAAAAATCTTTAAAACTAAACCCTCTAGACATTCCTTCAAACATAGCTGTTTTCATGTTTGCTAAACTCAATCCCTTAAATGTTGTACTAAGTAAAACATTTTGGATCTCTTGTTTTTGAAGTTCTGTATTTATCTCTTTTGTTATTATTTCTAAGTTACTCATGTTTGTTTAATTAATTATAATCTACATTCACACTTTTGCGTTCCGACATTCGCCATGTGTGGTTCTCCTGGATAAACTGCTTCCATGCATCCTATTTCTCCAGTATCTTCACATATTTCACAATCAAATTTTTGTGCTTCTGCATGCTCGCCACAGTCTGCACAGAAACCATTGACTATTAAAGCATCACAGCACTCACTAAATCCTTTCATGTTATATAAATAAATTAATAATAAATTTTGTGATAGCTCCAATAAAGAAACTATCTGGGGGGAATTGACCAGATGCCACCCAACTCATAAATCCAATAAAATCTATAACCAAAACTATAAGAATAAAATTTACAATGTACTTCATTTTATTTAATAAGATGTTCTAATCTTTTTACTGTTATACTAATAATTCTATTTCTAAATTTTCTACAACCATTTTCATGTAACCCTGTTGCCAATCTACCACAAATACAAAATATAGATTGTTTATCAGATTCTTCATTTTTAACTTGTCTATATGTTGTTAGCCATTCACTAAAATGTTTATCTTGTAAATATTGTAATTTATCTGTTATTTTCATAAATTATCTCCAACAACTTTCAGATGCTGACCAATCACCTGTGCCACGATTCTTATAAATCCATGTGGCCATTGCTTTGTTATCTTCTTCTTTAGTAAGATCTAACCCAAGTTCAGTTGCTTTTGCAAACCATACAGAATTAATTGCATACTTACCTACATCAACTGACTTATTATTATTTCCTGTCATTAATACCTGACCACTTGGCCCATAATGTCTTGCAGATCCTTTAACTCCTTTTCCTGCTGGAGTTCTCTTACCACTTTCACAATCTGCAATTCTATCTAATATCGGAGCTTCAATTTCTACTTCTTTAATTACCTGTGTTGGTGGTAGTGTTACTTCTTTTGGATTAAAGTATCCACCTGCTTCAAACAATAGATAACCTGCTCCGACTATTAATGCTAATATAAATACTTTTTCTAAAAACTTGTGAACCCTATACTTAAACACTTGCCAAGCTGTAGCGTGTGGGTATATATCTCTAAGACGTTTACCCATATAGAACACTTTTGTTGATTTCATAAATCTATATTTTAGGAAAGGATTATATTAATGTTTTCTCTCCTATCTATTAGGATAGCAAACTGTTAGGATATGTCAAATATAAAAGTCCAGATTTTGAGCTTTATATTATAATGGTTAAAATAGTTATACACAGTTTATTTTTTTAAAAAACTAAAAATATGTGCAATTACATCAACAGTCCATCCATCACCTATTACTCTTGCTGCTTTATTTCTATTTAATATTTTAGTATATCCTTCTGGTAATGTTTGGCATCTTTCTAATTCTAATTGAGTAAAATATCTTATTGATTCACCATCAAATAAATAATATTCTTGTGGTGATTCCATAATAGTGTGTATTTTGTCTCTCATAGCTCTACCACGTCTAGTTTTTGATGTTGGATAGCTTAAATCAAATCCTTCATTTATTCCTATGTCTGTATACCCTTTTTTTGTTGCTTCTTTAATTCTTAAATAAGTTTTTTCACTATCATAGACTATAGTTCCCCATCCTTTTTCAATAACTCTCCTTATAATTTTTTGTGGATTAACACAATTATCTCCTTCTGATTCTAATATAGCTCTAGATTTTTCTCTTTCTGTATATCCATCTTCTAAAATAGATTGTAATTTTATTTGTTTATCTTTTGGTTGTTCTATTCCTGATATATTAGTCCAGTAAAATCTATTTCTTAATTGTGCTGAAACTAATTGCGAATTTATATTATACATTTTTACATCAGGATATATTTCTTTTAATGTATCAGTTATAATATTTTCCCATTCTTTTTTCATTTTTACATTTTCAAGTAAAAAATATTTTGGTTTTATTTCTTTTAGCAATCTAATATATTCCCAAAATAATCCTGACTTACCATCAAATCCTTCTCTCTTACCAGCATTTGAAAATGATTGGCAAGGAGATCCACCAATTAATAAATCTATACCCCCCCCTACAACGTCTTTGGTTACTTTTGTAACATCTCCTAATTGAATTATATCTGGGTAATTATCTTTAGAAACTATAAGTGCATCTTGTTTTATTTCACAAGCATAATATTTTTCTATTTCAATTCCACATTTTTCAAGTGCTATTCTTCCACAACTTATTCCATCAAATAATGATAAGACTTTCATATTATTTTTTAGGAGTTACTTTAATATCTAAATGATGTGTATCAAACATTAAAACATTAGATAGGTTTAATATCATTACTCCCACAAGTGTTAAAATATAAGATACTGGAAAAAATAAACCATGTAAATTCCACTGCCATTGTTTAGGTAAATTTTCTTTTTTACTCCATTCTAATTTATTTTCTATTTCTGTTTTATCTTTTTTCATAAAATTATACTTGGAATTTTTTTACTAATCCTTCCGACTGTTTTAATAATTCATTTCTACGATCATTATCTTCTTTAGATGTATTTGGTTGTACAAATCGTGGTGGAGTTTTTTGTACAAACCCATCTTTCTTTAAAGCAAATAATCCAGTCCATCCATTAGTTATGGAGTTCTTAATTATTTGAGTATGATCTTGTTGATTCTTCTCTAAAACATTTAACTGAAATTTAATAATAGATGGTGTCATTTTTTGTTTCCTTTCTTTTTTGTATTGTAACCATGCTTCCCATGCTTTTACATTTAACCAATTTGGTAGTTGAATTTCTTCTTTCTTTTCTTTTTTGATAGGTGTATTTATAGAATCTAAATTAGAATTAGAATCTAAATAGTTCTGGCCCTGTGTATAGGGTATACATAGGGTATCTAAATAAAATGATGGAAGTACATAATATCCTTGTTCTATAACTCTTTTTACAAAATTAAGATCTATTTCTTTTAGACAATTTAAAATTCCTTTCTTAACATTTAAACTATCTGTCTCCTGGTGTTTAACAAAGTTTTTAATAATAATAAAACCATCAACATAGTTGATTTTATCCTGCAATCTTACAAACATTTTTTCAAGCATTGATACGTCAATACCTGTTTCAATAGCAATTATTTTAAGTGGTACTTCATACATACCGCTAATATTCGTATGCTCATTTGTGAGTGAGTATATGAACAATAATTTTTCTATTGGATCTAGCCTAGAAACATAGCTGTCATTCCAAAGACGTGTATTAATATATCTTTGTTTATTGTTAGCCATAAATTTTTTCTATCGGCTCACTACCCCTTATGAAGATAGTGATGCGATAGAACATAAGGGTTAATAATTTGTGATAAACGACTATCACAAATACATTATACAATACTATCTTTTTTAATTGCAAGTTTCTTACTGTTAATAACTTTTTTCTCCATAACTTTTCTATTATTTTCTAGTCTATGGCAATCATCAGAACAATATACCCATGCAGGTAGCATACATTTCTTTTGGCATCCCCTTCTTCTACATGTCTTTAAGATCATATTCTTTTTTACCACATTAAAATTTACCAAACTTTTTTTCTAAAAATTCTACACTTTCTTTGTGATGTCTCCAGGATGATGATAGCACAATTTCACATCCAGTATCTAATTGTATTTTACCAACTAGAAAAGCCATATAATTATCAATGGGAAAATGAGCATTTGGTTCTTTTGTAAAGGTATCTTTGCTATTACATACCCCATCTATATCTAAAAATAATATTTTTACCATAAGTCTTTAGCTAAATTAATAATTTCTATGTACTGCAGTATTGCATCTTTGTGAAATTTCGTACCTTCAGAAGTCTTTAAGTGTGTGTAAGGTAGATGGGATTCTAAACTATCGTAGGATAGACGTATAATTTTTTCTACCTTCTTGGCCCTTCTATAATTTTCTTTAAGTTTTATTGCATTGACCATGTTGGATCTTTGATAACCTTAAAATAATAATCAGGTTGATCAGGGAGTTTAGCCATTTCTAATATCTCCTTTCTGATTCTTTGTTCTATAATTATATCATCCATTTTCTCACTTGGATAGCTAGATAATTTATTGATATAATCTATCCTTTCTTGGCCATATCTTTTTATAATTCCTTCTTTAAACATAGCACCTACTTCATTTCCATTAAATCCAGTATTACAGATAGGACATTCTCCAAAGATATTTAACTTATCCCATTTAGAATAACCACGACATACTGACCACGAACGATAATGACCACCCTGTAAATACTCCCAACTAGAAACATATTTATTGCACGCAATACATTTTTTATATTTATACCAATCACGAATACGAACAGAATCAGATACAACTTTCCAGTATCTTTTTTGCATGATATTACTACCATGAGATCCTTGTGGTATTTTTGTTATCCAAGATTGTTTCATATAATTTTAAATTTTCTTAATAATTCTTTAAGTGTCATTTTGTGTTTAACTATTGGATTCTTTGGGTACACTACATTGTGTGCAAATTCTTCTCCTTTTCTATATTTGCGTTTTTTACTTTTATAAGGTTTATTACTTGCGACATAAAATCTATCATCCATCTGATAATATTTATCACCCATTACTTCTTTTCTAAATTCTTCTATTGATATTATACGATTGCCCTTTCTTAAATTGCATGGATAGCATGCGAGTACACACGTTCCAACATTTGTTTTCTTTCTATCTGTTTTTGATTGTGGGTATATGTGATCAAGAGTAAGTTTTCCAATATAAAAATAACGATCACAGTAATAACACCTGCTTCCATAAATTCTAACTAAATCAAATTTAATATCATATTTTTGTTTTGTTGGAATGTTCATGTTCTTTTTCAAGTTCACGTTCTAATGCTGCTAATGCTCTCCACGCATATTTTGCCAAATGTCTTTGGCCATCAGTATCAAATTTAATTCCCATTCCATGTTCAATTAAATGGCGAGTACCTGCATCTTCTTCATCTACAGACTTGCTCTTATCCCACCACAATGGTTCTCCTTTATGATGTTGTTCATTTCCAGCCAATGAAACCCTAGAGACTTCCATAATTGCCAATGGAAAATATTTTAGAACACCACTAAAGACTGGAGTTCTTTTGCGTTCTTCTGCTGTTAAAATTTTGATGTTTTTTGCCATAATGGATAAGTTATCATTTATAATGTTTTAGTGGCCTTCCTGGGCCATTTTGAGCTATTTTTAGCCTTCCTGGGCCTATTTGAAGCTATATCTTCATTTAAATAAGGGGTACAATTCTCACATTCAGCTTTCTTTGTAGTCCTATTAAAATATTGTGCATGACAATCGCTATTACAAGTTTGACATATCATAATTAATTTATAAATTCTCCTGCTATTAGTTGGAGATTTTTTACTTTATAATGCCCATTGCTACCGACCTGAACATGAGCAAAACCATGAGAGTAATTATTTGTATAAGGTGAATAACTAGGATTCAATTCACAAAGACATCCTGAAGAATAACAAGTTATAACTTTTCCATTAATTGTAACTTCTGAATGAGTTGAAACTTTATGAGTATGTGCAACAAGTACACTAGCTTTAGCTTTTAGGAAAGCACCCCTTGCTGGGTTCACAGGTGCAAACATTCCACGAAGCAGCAGATCTCCATGGATAATATCCAACTTACCAGCTTTTAAAATTGTTGTTGTATTAAAAACTTGCATATTATGCTCCTTACTGTGCAATAAAGTTTCAAGCTGAAATTCTTCTACATCTAAAAGTTCAGGAGCTTTTACTGCTAGATATTTTTCAAGTCTTGTATCATGATTTCCTAATAGGAAGTAAATAGGAACTTTTGGAAATGCATTATTTAAAACTGTTAAAAATTCTCTAGTAATTTCTAATTCATCACCAACACTTCTTTTACGTTCAACATTTGTAAAACGTGAAATCATAAAGAAGTCTATGAGATCACCATTTATAATTATGGTATTTATTTTATTTTCCTGGCCATATTTGATGGCTTGTGAAATAGCTTGAACATCATGGTATGGAATATGTAAATCTGATAAGACTAGAATGTTATTATTTTTTGCAGGCAATATAAATCTCTTTGGTTTTGTGGCATCTGATTTTGGAAGATTGTAAAAGTTTTCAAATTTCCCTGGAGTAATATGTATATCTTTATTTAATTTAGATTTACGAGATACCTTACCACGTACCCCACGATAATATCTAATCATTGTTCTAGCTTCTTCAGCATCTTTAAATAGATCTGAATTTTCAGCATATATCTTTTTTGCTATGCTTGTACTTGGAGTATTTATAAACTTTTTAATGTAGTTTTTAACTATTTGACCTTTGTTTATCATATATTAAAATTTCCCACCATGTTTAATGGAGAGTTTAATTAGTTTTTTAAGATCACTTTCGCTTATATTATTTAAACGAAGATAATCTTGTAATAATAAAAATATTTTTGGGAGACGAATAAGATCATTTTTAATGATTAAAAAATTTATTTCACGTTGTAAATTTATTAATATTTTTTGATCTAACTCCATACTATATATTATACTACAAAATATTATTTGAGTATAGTAAATATGTGAATAACTATTGAAATAAATAAAAAGAGTATTGCTACTCTTTTTAAATTGTTAGCGTTTAACTACAATTAGTTTAAACGAAGGATCAACCCATGTTTCATTTAACTTCTGTGCGATACCAAAGGTATCTAAAGTACCAAAAAAAGCATGGAAAAGCTGGTGTTCAGTTTTTTTTACAATAGAGATGTTTCTCTTAGTGTTAGATCCACCATTAATCTTACACTTTCTGTGATGGCGATTTTTAGACATAACTTATTGTTTAAAGAACAGTTTATTTGGGGGAAAAGATAGAATTGAACTATCCCTAACTCGTTCACAGCGAGACGTGCTACCACTACACCATATTCCCCATGTTTCCAGGCATGGATTCAAACCACGATTCTCAGGATCAAAACCTGATGTCCTATCGTTAGACGACCTGGAAAATGTTGCGATTTCTTGATTTGCACAAGTTCTTTGTGGTTATGGGCCACACGTGCTGCTATTACACTAAACCGCAATATGAGAGATTATTTTATAGGAATTACAGTAAGAAATTACCAAATCTCTCATTCCTTGCATATTGCTAAGGTACATTATAATTATACTCTTACGTAAAAACACATGCAATACCACATGTGTTTACGATTGGATTATTTCCTATAACATGACCACATACTTCCTTTTCCTGCAGATAAATTTTCGGCCAAAAATTTAAGAGCAAAATCAGGATTAGTTGCTTGTTCATAGGTAACATTAGGATGATCAGGGAGATGTATCTGGGCTAGTCCGTAAGACATTTCTTGCTCTCCCTTCACAATATTTCTTTTAGGATCAGAAAATTTATAACGACATTCTGATCGCATTGTAGGATTAAATGATCCAGCAGTTTCACATGAAACTATTTGTATCATGATTGCTTCTGAAACATTGTATTTATTCGCATAGTAAGTTATCTTTTCTGGGATTGTTTGCGGAATAATTACTGGAACTATTTTTGCAGGTTCGGCTATCAGCTTTGTGGGTATAACCAACAGGGAACATATAAGCACTAAACTAGCAATTTTAAGTATTTTATACATAATATCTGGGCTTATGCTTCCCAGGAACTCATATCTGCATTACTTCTGCCACATATTAATTATACCAAATATGAAAGTAAAACAATAGTTTACATAGTGTATAACTGTGGTTTCAATTTTCAACTACTATGTACACACAATGTATATACAAAATAAAAACCCCCTAAATGGGGATCTTTATCTATCAACCATCCTGTCGTACATGACGATAAGGAGAGTATCCAATGTTCATATAAGGTTTGTCTTTATAATATCAAATTAAAATGTATATATTTAAAGGCCTTATTTTGAAACTAATTTAATTACTTACCAGCAACTGCTTTTGCTCCACTATATAATCCCATAGCAGATAATATCCCTACAAGGACATCCATTATGGTTTTAAAATCAAGTGTAACTGATCCTGTAAAATATGCTAAAGCATAAAATACAGCACCGATAGCTAAAGCAACTAATGGTATAAAACGTGAAGGAATAAGAAACGCAACTTTTAACAATTGAGTTAATACTACTACAACGACAACAACGACTGCTATATCCATATTAATTACCTAATAACTTTGATAATGTAGATGGGCCGACTATACCATCTATGAATAACCCATGTAATTTTTGAAAGCTTACAACTGCAGATAATGTCTGTTTTCCAAAAATACCATCAACAGATACTCCTAATAGTTTTTGAAGTTCTTTAACATCTTCACCTTTCATTCCAACTTTTAATGTTCTTTCAAAGACAAATTCAGGATGCTCTTGCCAATCATTTAATTTATCATTTACATAAGCACAGAATATCATTCTAACTTTTATATATTCATCAGATATAAATCTTAATCCATTTTCTGTTGAATTATGTAATCCCCATGAATCCTGTATAAAAATACCCTTAACACCATCCATCATCCCATACTCTATTGCTGTAACTGAATGACGAACTATATCATAATTTGAATTTGTTACATCAGGTTTACTATCCCATTCTGCTCTAGGAAACTGAAACCATACCATTAATGGTTTTGCATTTTTACCAACTCTACCACTTTCCATTATTGTAGCTATAGCATCAACATCAAAAGAAGATTGATAGTAGTTTTTAATTGTAAAAATCTTTGCTATTTGATTATCAGATTCTTGACGAACCAGTTTAGAAATACCAGTATCATTTAGATTCATTGATGGTAATAATACTTCAAGAGTTAAACCTTTCTTTCTAAGTAATTCCAATGCTTCTACTCCTATCATTCCACCACCTTCATTGCTTCTGTAATTATATAGATCAGCAGAAAACTCAATAAACCTTCCTTCTTCAAGTAGGTTTTCAATACCACACATAAGATCACATGTTTGCATTACGCAACTACCTGATCCATCTTGGTTACGAACTGGATATTTCGGAACATCACTAAATTTTTTTTCTTTCCATTCCACAAAGTTACCTAATGCAACTTCTTTTTTCCAGTCTTTAGCTTTTAATTCTTCAGACCTTGTATCTTCTAATGCTCCTGTAAATGTTTTTTCTTCCATTTTTTTAATAGTTAATTAATAATTATTTCATTATTTCTTCTTTAGTAATTTTACCATCCTTAAAATCTTTAATCAAGCTTTGTGCTTCTTTTTTGTCAATTAATCCTGCTCTAAGTTTATTACCTAGATAGTTTTCAACTGGTGTATAGCTGGCCCATTCATCAGTATCAACTAATCTTAAGTTAGACTTAGCATTACTACCACCTAATTGTAATGGAATTGTATGATCAAGATTCATATCTTTTGTAGCTCCTTGTTGTTTCTTAATTAATGCTGATTCAACTAATGGTAAGCGTTCTACTATGATTGCACCATTATCAATTCTACGTATTTTTTCTCCCTGGAATAGATAGATAGAAGCAGTTACTGGATCAGTTCCTATTGCCTTTGCATATAAGATAACTTTATCTATAAATGATCCTTCGTCTGGGCTTTTAAATGAATCAATATTAGTTTCTGTATAATCAATATATTCTTCTTTTGCTTCTGATATTGTTATCTCTTTGTTTTTTATTCTTTCTGATAGATCCTTTTTATATTCATCTGGTTTCAATTTAAACCTAGCTTTCTTTTCAGCAACATCAAGTTTTTGTAATTCACTAACATATTTTTCTTTAGCTGCAGATATAGATAAAGTACCTGATTCAATATCAGCTTTAATTTCTGCTTTTACATCTTCTATTGTTTTTACTGGTGTAGTTTGGAATTGTTTTATAGCACGTGGAGTTACCATTTTCTTTAATGCTTTTGCTCCTTTTAGATCACCAACTTCATACTCTCCAAATTTAGATGCTTCATATTCTTCCATCTTTAATAATGAAATAGTATTGTTTGCTAGATCTGTAACAAATGAGATCATTCTAGGAACTGTAGCTAATACTGGTGCAGCACCAAATAATGTTAAAGCTTCTGTATAAGCTCTTTGTTTTAATTTACCCAACATTGTATCATCATCTTTATCAACAAAAGCAGATCCAACAATAGCAACAAATGCTCCAAGTTCTAACATTCTCCAAGTTTCACGTAATGCTCTAGCAGCTTCTTTTTTATTTGCCTTACCAAGTGATTTTAAATACTTCAACATGTATGTAAGATTTTTTACCTGTGATTGCATAATAGGAATTGCCCATGTTTTGTATTGTGTAGCAATTTTAGATTCAGGAGTAGCACCGATAATAGATCCCAATCCTTCAACTACTCCATATCTACTTGTAGCTATTTGTATTTGAGCTAGTCTTTCAGGAGATAGAGTTTCATTTTTCCATTCTTCTTTAGTCATCATACCAAGAAGGGCATTACGATTACGTCTGACGTTTGCATCCTGGAATAAGACAAAGACACCTTCATTTAATCTATCACCAATAGATCTCATTGGTTCAACTAATTGAGACCAGGGATTTTTACCAACTACGTTTCTATACTTAGTAGTTATTCTTCGGCCACGTTTTGTTAATGCACGAACTTTTGCTTTCAAGAATTTACTTTTTCCAAGTAATTGATATTGTATTGCTTGTTCTCCAATTTGAGTAGCAACAGATACTGGAAGGTTCAACCCAATATCAAGTAGTGTAGTTAATGCCTTTGTAGATTTTAAAGCCCAATCAATCTTTCCACCTTGTTTAGATAAAAGTGTTATACGTCTGCCTTTTTGAGTATTTAACCATTCTTTCATAAAGCGAATCATATCACCATGAAGAAGCAACCCTTTTTCAGTTGTACCAGGTGGTGTAAGGAGCTGTGCATAAGTATCTATTAAAGGTACTATTTCATCTAGGGCCTGCTTCTTTTTAAACATCTTCATATAGTTTAAGAAAGCACCTAATATATTTTCTGTTGGTTTTAATTCTCCTGTACGTCTTAACGCAAATCTAAAGAATTTATCCATAGCAAGTACTTCTCCTGTTTCAGTATCCATTATATTAAAATTAGCTTCATCCATTCTGTATTGATCAAAGACTTCTTTAAATGCTTGTTTCAAGCCATCTTCTTTTATCGCTTCTAAAACACCCCTACGAATATGCGTAAAGTAATTATCATTATTTATTCCTTTTTTAATTACTTGGTTTAATACAAGTTGTTCTCTTGCTTTACTCCATTCTTGAACCATGAAATTAGCAAGCTCTGATTCTTCTTTTGTTAATCTAACTGTATTTTTATCTTTGGCTTCAAACCAAGCTCTGATATTTTTTTGCTGTGGTATAAGCTTTTGGATGAAAGAAGTTTTTATTTTCTTTGCTAGTTTATTTGCTTTTGATTCTATTTCAAGATATTCAGCTTCGGCCTGGAGTTTTAATTTTGCTGTTTCTTCAGTTATCATTTTAAAGAAAGGATCTTTTTCATTCAATGCTGCGAAATTCTTAAAACGATCAAACTCATTGATTTTGATTTTGTTTAGATCTTCTTCTTTTACTCCAATTTTTTTAGCTAGAATCTCACGTGCTTCACGATATGTTTTTATTCCACTTAAATCAGTACGATCTATAGTTTCTAATTTACGTTTAGATAAAAATCTATCACCCTTTTGGTATGGTTCAAGAGTAGCATCTAATGTACGTAATTGCTCTGTACTCATTTGAGATATAGGTGGCAACTTCATAGCTTCTCGTAATGGTTCTACGTTTAATTCCTTCTCATTTATTTGACCTATAAGCTCATTCTGGGCCTGTCTGCGTACCATAAATTCTTCAGATTTAGCACGAATATCATCAAGAAATTGTTTAAACTCAAAATTAGACATTAAACGTATATCTCTACGTGTAATTGTTTTAAGATCGGCATCAGATAATCCAAATTGTTTTGTAACAGCCTTTATGAGACTTCTACGATTAGCTAAAATATCTTTAGCATCCTTAATTCCTTCAATCTTTTTATCGTATGCAGCTTTAATTTTAGTCATTACTTCCCTTTTAATCTCCCTAGAAGCAACTTCTGTACCTAGTTTATATCCTTTTATTGCTCCTTTTGTAGCTTCTTCTGATAGTTTTGTAGTTAAAGTAGCTAATTTAGGATATTTTTCTGCAAATTGTATCATCTTTTCTTGATGTTTTGCTAGTTTTTCGCTTATTTTCTGCAATGTCTCTGCACTTTTTGCTTCTCTTACTTGTTGTTTAAGAGATTCAACATTTTCTTTTATAGATTTATATTGTTCTAAAATTTCATTTGGATCTTTCCCATAACCTGCAATCTCCTGGAGAATCTGATCACCTTCAATTCCAAACTTACTTGTCTTAACTTCTTTACCTGAACCAGTTAAAGACATCATTGTTTTTTTACCTGTAATTTCTGGTAGTAATCCTGTGGTTTTAGATACATACTTCATCAATATTTTTCCTGGATGTTCTGATAGACTTTGTTCTAAGAAAGTAATTTGATCTTTAATGCCTTCTAAATTCTTTGATGTTTCAGGTATTATGCGAACAAACCCACCCTGTTTATTTGGGATAGATTTTATATAATCTTTTATTTTATTATACGTCTTTACTATTTTTGTAACTATCTTATCTAATGCTTCAAATATACGTGAATAAATAGATCTATTATATCCATATTCTGCACTAGCTTGGGCCTTAGACCATTTATCTACTATATATTCTTCTAATAAAGCATCTTCTCTACCAGCTCCTTGATATAAGCCTTCTTCTTTATATGCTTTCTCTAGTACTCCACGATACTATACACCCATTCTTTCTTTGGCCAATGCTCTAGCTTCAGCCTGGAGTTGTGGTGATAGTTTTGAAAATAAGAAATGTTTTGATTCATGTAATGCTGTTACTATTCCTACTTTTCCTTCTTTTTCATATAGTCTTACAATATCTCCTAACCATCTATTTTCTTTTTCAAAAGCTCCTAATGAATTACCATTAATTACTTCATCAGTAAATAAGACCTTCAAATCTTTTTCAGTAAAACCAGCTTTTTCTATATCTTTAAATATAGCATCATAAACTTCTTTAGAACTCATTTTTACATCTTTGTTAAAGATAGGTGTTTTTCTAAATGCTGTATCAGTCTGTAATAAATCCACCATTAATTTACCCCTTTCACCCTTCTTATATGTTTGTACTTCAAGCCCATAAGATTCAAGCATATCTTTTGCTTCTTTTGAAATATCTTCAGGAACAATAGCCTTACTAAATTCATTAAGATAAACTGGCCTTTTAAATTTAGTTTCAAAATATTCAGTTGGCATTGTTCTCAATTTATTTCTAAATGCTATAACTTCATTAATTATTTCTTGTGGAGCATCAGGGAATTTAGAATTGAAATATCTCATAGCATCTTTCTCACCACTAAGAACAGCACCAATAGTATTCATTTGGTTATCATTTTCTATAAATGAATTACTATCATATACCTTTGCGTATGGTTGTAATTTATCCTGGAGATCTCCTAACTCTTTCCAGTATTTATCTTTAACTATTTCAAAATCTTCTTTAGATACAAGTCTCTTTGCTTCTTTCTTTATTTCAGATAGTGTTCTTTTAACTGGAGCAATTTTTGAACGATAAGAACCAAGACCGTAATTCATTCCTTCTTCTTTTTGTTTGCCCATTATTTTACTTGCTTCTTGTAAGTTTACTGGCTTGTATCTTCGTTGGCCACTATTGGTATATCCAGCAAACATTTTTTCTTGTAAGTTATATTTTTCATATATATTATCTAAATACTTTTGGAACTCACCATTTAATCCATTCTCCTGGATTTGTGAATGGTAATAAGAATAACCTTCAGGTGAAGGTGCTATACCTTTTTCTTCTAGGAATTTAAGGGCAACTGCTGGAGAGTTTTCAATATTTCTAACCATTTCAGTATCATCATGTGATATAGCAGATCTATATTCACTAGCTCCTGATTTCTGCACTTTTTCCATCCAGGGTTTAAAATCTTTTTCTAATTTGTAATAATCATCCCATTTCATTGTGGTATGTACTGATGGAAAGCGTGGAGAATATGCATCTGCTAGATGCGTTTTTTCTCCTTGTATAAGACTAGGTTTAGAAACTAATGTAATATCTCCATAATTATCAAATTGTGTTTTACGTGGATCTATAACTGCCATTGATGGATTAGCTAATCCACCACCAATCTTATTAGCAAACATTAATTTTTGTTCGCTTAAATTATGTATTGTTATTAGGCTTTTTTCTTCTTCAGTTACTTTTTTAGGCTTAGTAGGTTTCTCATTTATAAAATCATCTAACGATTCATATTTGGGTATTTCAGGTTTAGGAAGTTCTGTTGGATATACTTTGAATGGATCAATACCGAGTTTTGTAAAAGCTTCAACTGCTTCTTTAACTTCTTTATCAGTTAATGTTTTTCCACTTGCATCTTTGTCTTTCAACTGCATTAATCTAAATTCACTATCAGTATCAATTATGTAAGGCTTACCATTTACAGTAAGTGGAGTATCTTTATATGCAGCAAGTTCTTTTGAAACTGCTAGTCTAGCTTCTTCTTTACCAACTTGTTCTACTTTCTTCATTGATAGGCCCATAGCTGGAGCTTGGCCTGGTGTTTCACGTGTACCAGGAAGTTGTTTAACTTCAAGAATAGGAGCTTTTGTAGTACCTGGAGTTTTTAAACTAAAATCAGGTTTAGCAAAATCACCCCAGAACCCTTTTTTGATTGCTGTTTCTCTACCTAATACTTCTGTATAACGAGATGCTTTTATTTTTAATCTATCAGCAGCAGTTGGTTTACCTAATTCATTTAAAACTTTTTCAGCTTTACTTTTAGCGTTTGATATTTCAGCTAAAGCTTTTTCACGTTGTTCTAATGGAGCATTTTTTAATCTTTCAAATGTAGCTTTTTGATTTGCCTTCATAGCATCAACTACGCTTTGTGCTTCAACTCTAGCTTCAGCACCACCACGTAATAATACAGCAGTACTCATTTTAGCTAGATCAGTTAGCATAGATGCACCAAAAGCTACATCTAACGTTTTATTAGATACAGTTCTTAATCCAGCTACCCATGGATTTTCTCCATTATTTATAGCATCAGTAAATTCTTTAGATGCAGTTACATATTCAGGTTTATCAAAACCAAAACGTCTTAGATCTATATTTGCTTTTACTTCTGTTGGCTGAAATCCTGCTTTAATTTCTCCACCTACTGTGGCCACAAAACGTGGAATAGCTTCAATAAGATCATAAGTCATTCTAGCTGCAGCCTTAGTTATCGGTGCTGCTTCTACTCTAGTTGGTTCTACTTGAAATGGAAAACGTACATCTGTTTCTACAGGTGTATATAATGCTTTTGTTTTACCCCAGAAACTTTTAGCCTTCGCTTCTTGCATAGCTGTATCAGGTGTTGCAATAACTTCATAAGCCTTTTTAGTTTGCTCATCAGTCATTCCTTCTCCAACTCTAACTTTAAATACTGGAGATTCTTTTTTTCCAAATAATTTACCCCAAAAATTAGCCATAATATTTTATTATTTATTTAACAATTCTAAAAATGCTTCATCCGACATACCTGAAGCTGAATCTGATTTAGATTTTAGAGTTTCTTGTAATGCAGCAGGAAGTTTAGAATATGATTCTGGGTTTACGTATTGTTTAATTGGAAATTGTAATAGAAAGTCTTTTGTTGTTCCTGGCCATTCAGTAAATGCAGCAATATAAACTCCTGGATCTACATATCCATCAGCTCCCATTGGATTACCAAATGATTCTCCACTTGGAGCTATACCTGTTTTCAAGAAGTCTGCAAATATATTTTTAGTTTGAGTTGCTGTTACTGTTTTAGATGCAGTTGTTTTAGTCTTAGATAATGGTTCTTTGAAATAAAGTGTCTGATCACCTGCTGACATAGCCACTAATCCTGCTGTGTTTTTACCAGGAAATGGTACATATATATAACCATCTTCGGCCATTTTATTCTTAGCATCTTTTATTTCTTCAACTTTAGATTGAGTAGCAAGTTTTGTATTTATTTCTTCTACACTATCAGTAAGTTTAATACCAGCATCTGCAACGAATTGGGCCGATTCAGGATCTATCATTATCTTCTTTAGATATTCTTCAGTAGCATCTATCTTCTTCATATCACCTTCAATCAAAGCAACTTGTTTTTCAGCAATTTCTTTTTCATCTTTATTTAGATTTAAAATCTTATTATTATTCAAATCCAAAAGAGTACCATAATAATCTAAATTATCTTTCCATTGAGCTGAAACAGTTTCTTTTGCTTTTCCAATTATATTATATGCTTGTGAAATGTTTCCATCTAATGCAGAAAATACTGCTTCAATAACTCCAGTACGAGCAGATATATCTGTCATTGTGTTTGCCACTCTTTTGTTTATAACTCCTTGGCCAACTGCCATTCCTTTTTGCTGTTTGATAAGATTAGTTCCTTGATTCAAAAGATTATCTAATTCAGAAGTTAAAGCTCTACGTTTTGCAAAATCACTAGCGATAGTACCACTTGCAGCTTCTGCAGCATTTAATTCATTCACCATTATTTTTTGTTCTTGATCGTAAGTTGCTCTATTTTCAGGATTAATATTTTTCAACATTTCATCTTGTTTCTTCTGTAATGCATCTTTCTTTGCTTGAACATCTGCTAATTGTGTTTTATATGTTGATTCAAGATTAGTTCTTATATTATCAACATTTCCAGCAAGTGATGTTGTATATGTATCATATATATTACCAGCTTGTGGTTCAGGAAGATTTATACTTGGTGCAGGTTTTACATCAGTTGCTTTTACTGGAGATGTTATAGGAGAAGGATTTGGAATATTAGAATTTGTTCCATATTTTGCAACTGCTGCTTGAGTTAAAGGCCCATATTTATTATCAACTGCTAAATTTGCACCCTTAGAGTTTAGATAAGTTTGTAATTCTCCAACTGCTGAATTGTTGTTACCATATTCTGCTGTTGTTGTGTTTTTGTTATAGATAGCCATATATATAATTATACAATATTTATTAATAATTTACTACGTAATTTTTAGTGTTCCAGCACTATTCCACAGTTTATTTGATCCACCTGGATTAGATGTTGGTAAACCATAAATTTGTACTCCATCTACATCTAAAACTAAAGCAAGAAATGTACCATCATCATTAAAATATGTAAGTTGTACTCCACCACCTGCACCTTCACCTGTTATTTCAGCTCTTGCACCATTGCCACTTAATTCATCTGGGTAATTTCCAGCTTCATACATAGCTATTTTAGCTTTTTTATAAGATTCTCCATCTCTTGCAAGTGTCAATCCAACATATCCATTACCAATACTAGTTTCATCTGACTTTGAATTAGCAGCAAGTTCAATATAATTTGTATTTCTTTTTTGACCAGTTCCTTTTCTGCCTATATAAATAAGGTTATATTCATCCTTTTGTGATTCTTTCTGTTGATATATTTCAAAGACACTTTTTGATTTAACAAAAGTAGCTGGATCAGAAACTTGACTAGGACTTAATACTCCAGGGCGATCTTCAATCACAGTACCTGTACCAAAAACTGCTTTGTTGATACTACGAAGAATCCTGGCCAAGCTATCAAAAGCTCCACCCCTTCTTCTATGTTCTAAGTTATTATCTTTTTCTGTAGTTTCTATGATCATACAATTCCTAGATTTTCAATTTCAGGTGAGTTATTACCATCTGAAACTAAACCAAATTTAATTTGTAAATTTACGATTTTAGGAGTACTTGATTTTGTTTGAACTGTCATTTTTACAGGATCAGTTATAACTGTTTGTGGTACATAATTTGTATCATATTTAGTTTTAGTTCCGATTGTGATACTTGTATCTGTTGGTAAAGATATATAATCAGCAGAAATTCTTTCCACGATACTTTCATTATTTCTTTTTTTTAGAGAAGTTAGCATCATAGTTTCTATGTATGCATTAGCATATTTTGTTGAATGATCTATTTTTGCAACTCCTACATCTGTAGCAGTTTTATAAGAAACATACATATCAATACCATTTACAAGTATTGATCCGATAGATACTCCTGATAATTCATCAGTAGGTAGCGGATAATCCAATGATAGAGCTTTAATATATTTTGTATCATAGTTTCCATAACCATATATACCTTGTTCTGTTGGGTTTCCAGTTACATTAGATAAACCAAAGACTGGATTACCCATATAAAAACCAGTAGCATTTTCATTTATAATAGCTTTATGAGTTGAATCCCAAATACCAGGTATTCTCTTTTGTATATTTAGTTTTTCACCATTATAGAAATATAATCTTCCATAATCACCTGCAGAAACATAGGTAAAGTTATCATCTTTAATAAAAGCATTTATTCCATTTTCAAATACTTCATCATCTGCAAGCCATGAATCAGAGAATGTATCCCATCTTAATACTCTAGCTTTATTTACATCTTTTGTACCAATAAGAATATCTGTATCAAATGTTGAGAGTACCTGTATTCTTTCAGGTTCAGCTACATTAAATGAAGTTTCTTGGATAAAGTTACCAGATGTATCTACTTTAGCAATAACTATTTTATCACCTATAAATAATTCTAGGTTCTGCTTAACCATTGGATGGTAAGTATCATCACCATTGTAAAATACTCCAACTGTTTCAATATTATTAGCCCAATCTGAAATTTTATCTACAGGTACAGCAAATAAAACATATTCATTTGCATAATATATTTTCTTAAAATTTATTCTTGGTTTATATTGTGTTGTATCAGTAGCAAGTTCTTCTTGTTGTGTATAAGAAAATTCAGCAGCACTAAGTATTTTTGCTGTTCCAATATTAAAGAATCTTGATGCAACTGATATTGTATATCTATCACTAGATTCTGCTATATTATCTGATGCTAATTCATCCTGGAATCCACCTTGAGAATGGCTATTTACTTTAGTTAAGAAAGCACCCAATCTTAATTGACCATCAGTATCTCCAGGTAATGTTAGATAATCTTTCCACCCATAATCATTAGTTGTTTCTACTGGTGTTGTCTGATCTACATTGGCAAATACCAACACAATCATAGATACATAAGTAGTTTTTTGTGAAAAATCTACCTTAATTGTACTCTTACCAGTTGCTGGATTTTTATAACCATAGAAAGCTAATTGAGCATCAAAACCCAAAGCACTTTGTTTATTACTTATTTCTGTCATAGCAACACCTGCAAATGTAGCTCCAACTGGTGGGATACTACTAGCACCTTTTGCTGTTATAACTACAACTTCTAAATTTGAATAATTTTCAGGTATATCTATTTCATCTTCAAGATATTGGCTTATCATTGATGTTTGAGATATTACACTACTAGCAATTAATTGTATTTTATTATCTCCTGCAGGATTTAAAATTATTCCATTTGAGTATGTTTCACTAATAGTAAGTCTAGCAGAATAATTTTTATTATTTGAATCTGAATAAACTAAAGTAATATATCTTCCATCCTTTAGTATTGATGTATCTTTTGAAGCAAGAGAATTAAAATCTATTGTTGAAAGTTCTTTAATTTCGTAACTTGAATTAATAGAGTACACTTTCATATATCCAGTAGTAGATGTTCCTGAAGCTAAGATAATATGATTTTCGTCATTTTTTAATAATGAAGCATATTCATTTGTTGTAAACAAATCTTTTGATGTAACTTGTGTTATATTATATGAGCCATCCAATGCAAACACTTTCATATATCCCCTTGTAGAATCTTTTCCACTCCAAACATAATGAGTTGCATCTAGTTGAATAAGAGAACTATAAACACCCCCAGCAGTTACATGAGTTTCTGAATCAATTTGTGTAACATTCCATGAGCCATCTATTGCAAATGTTTTTATAATCTGTGCCGCAGAACTATTTGCATAAGATAGTATTAAATGAGTTGCATCAACTAATACAAGTTTATGGCCATAAGTAGCACCTGAAGAATCATGTGTAAGAGTACTTGTCTGTGTTATGTTATATGATCCATCTATTGTAAAGATCTTAATATATCCATGGCCTGAAGCTCCACCTGAATAAGCAAGAGCATAGTGAGTTGCATCAATTTTAATTAATGAATTATATGTTGGTTGTGCTGATGCTGCATCATGTTCTAAACTAGCTACTTGTGTAGATTGATAGAAAGCACTTACTGAAAATGTTTTTATAAATCCAGTTAAAGAACCACCACCTTGATAAGCAAGAATGAAATGAGTATCATCTATTTTACATGCAGAATTATACCTACCATTAGATACATCATGCTCTAAAGTATGTTCAACAGTCATTGATCCTGTTGAAGAATATGTAGTTGTTTTTATAAAACCATCTTGATCAACTCCTGAATAGGCAATTACGTTATAATTACCCATATCTATCAGACTATTTTCAGTACCATTAGATGCATCTAATACATTGGTACTTAATAATTCAGATGTTCCATAAACAGCACTATTTTCAGCAATGGATAGTGTAGCAGCATAATCAATATCATCATCATTTACTACTCCATTTACCAAAGAATTTGGTTCATTATAATCTACTGTTGGATCTATGGTATGAACTAAGGCAAAAGTATCCCCTGTTTGCTGCCATATCTTACCTGATTCAGAAGAAAACCATAATTTTGTACCATCTGATAAATCAATAGACACCTTACAAAGTTCATCAACAATATTTGTTTCAACTTCACCTGCAAATGTAGATGATATTTTTTTAAGGGCCTGATGAGCTTTAATAATTCCAGGAGTACTACGAAAATCCACTCCTACCAATTTGTGTGCATTACCTTGAGAACCAGACCATTTTGTATCTGATAATCCTGTTATTCCTGCTGGGAAAAGTGGTGTATTCATATTATAAATTTAGGCCATAATTTCTGACCACTCGTTTAGTTTTTAAAGTTGGAGCATCATCAACATCTCTATTTGCATAATGATCCATGAGATCAGCTTCTAATTCTTTTATTAAACTATTTACTAGATTAATCTTGTGGGTAAGTGGATTTTGTCTTGTAGCGTTAGAGAGTAGCCAATCTTGTGAAGGATATAATGATATTAATCTATGATAAGGAGAAGCAAATCCTGGCATTTTATCTGTATCTGCAGCAGTAAAGTAAACTGGCCCACGTTGAAATTCTATCTCTATACCAGAATTGCCTGATGTTGAATAATCAGGTATTGGGAATGGTAATATAGACATTCCATCTTTATCATAATATTTTGGATCTCCATAAGAGTTTAATAAACCATCAGGAACATCACGTCTATCAACTGGTGTAAGTGTAACCCAATCACCTTTACTATTCTTCATTCTAACTCTTTTTATCTTTAAATGAGTTACTTCAATAGAATAATTATCTTGATTAGCAACTAGATCTCCTGTAGCTATATCACGATCAGGATTATTAGCATCACTATGTTTCCAACGATTATCACATTGAAAAATCTTAGATGTTACTCTATTTTGTGCGAAGTTTGCACCCCTAGCAAAATCTTTAATATCAAAGGTAGCAGTATTAGCTCCTGTTAGATAAAGAGCATCCTGATATAAACCTTGTTCATTTGTTGTATCGTTAAATTCCATAGTATTTTTTAATTAATTATAATTTTTCTAATATCCTTTCCAAAACCCTATTATGATTTTCAAGGTTTTTATTAAAGTTTTCAATAGCGTTCTTGGCTTCTGTAGTCATTGCAGTACATTCACGAACCAATTCTGTATTAGTATGGTTATTATCCATCACAAAAGATGTATAGTCTTTGCGATTATCTGCTAATTGTTTAAGCAGTAATAGGCTGAAATAAGCGAATCCACCGATTGCTATTCCTGCTATACCTAATTCTTTTAATGTTGATAAATCCATACTATTTATAATGATTAATTAATAATTATTCCATATCTACTAATAAATATGCTGTTCCTGTAAGTGTTCCTGTTTTTGTAAGTGTTAGTATCATATAGTTTTCATCAAATGTTACAACACCCCCTGAATAGTTACTTAATGAACCTAATATTGCCATTACTGAATATGTTGAATTATTACCTGCTACATCACTAGTTGCAGTAGATGTTCCTTCTACTAAGGCTAAATAAGCACATTGGTTACTTGTTAGATTATCCATAACACCATAACTTTCAGAAGATTGACTTGCACTACCTGCATAAGTAGTTTTAATTCTTGCTTTCTTTGGGATCTTGCCTAATCCATGATAGAAATAATACTTATATCCAGTTGCTTGTGATACATCAAATGATACAGCAATTTGTTTGGACATATCTAAAACATTATATGTTTCCCATTTTGAAATATTAGCATTATATCTAAAATTCAAATCTAATGATTGTCCGATTACAGGGAATTTTGTTGGAAGTGGATAATCTACAGCACTAAATGAACTTGACCAGCCTATTGTATATCCGACTTTATTAAATACAAAACCTGAAACAGTTTTTACTGCAGACGATGAAGCAAATGTACTTATTAAATCTCCTGTTGAACCTTTAGATGCCCAAGATGTATCACAATGTTCAAGTTGCCAAGAACCATATTGTGCATCTTTTCTTTCACTCCAAGAAGCACCACTTGGATTTGTTGGGGGATTTATTGAACCAACTCCCCCATACCAAATATAACTACTAACAATACGCATAAAATATTTTTTTAATATATCAATACTTTGATTATCTAAAGGAAAAGAAATTTGCTGTTTTTCTTTTTCAGCTTTCCATTTCTCTAATTCTTTTATTCTATTTTCTAATTGTATTAGTTTATCCATGCTATTTTATAATTCAACGTATTCAAAATATGAATTTGCCTGTATTGTATTTGTTTGTGTATCAACAGCAGATGCCCATCTAATTTGTAGAGTTCCTGCTGTTGAAGATGTTATTATTACTCCTTCTATAATAATTTCCCCAACTGAATGACTACCAGGTATAGGATTTGTTGTTAAAGTTTCCAATGCATTTATTTGCTCTTGTCTATATGTACTTGCTGTAGTTGTAGCTGGCCCTTTAACGATAGATTTTATAGTAGCACCAGTTGGCCCATTTATTGCCCATTTTTGACCACTAGATGCAGATGAATAAAATAAATGAAAATTAAATTTATATGTTTTATTAGCAGCAACGCTAAAACTATACCCTGTTGCATTACCAATAACATTACTAGCTGTCGTAATATCTCCTGATACAACACCAACAGTTGAACCACCAGAAGATAATAGAGCAGCACCACTTTTCCTTTGATATGAAGTACAAACCCAATTACCAGAACCTAGAGAAATCATTGTCGCTGTATCACCTGCTACTGTAGTTATGTTTGCTCCTGTTGGTAAAATTAATGAAGTGGCATGATGAGTAAGTGTCAATGCTCCTGTAAATCTTAAAATACGTCTTGTCCCTGCTTGAACTGTACCAAGTGCTGTAATTGTAGTAGTTCCAGTAATATCAATCATGTTTCCTGTTCCTGCCCCAATATCAATAGAACCAGAAGATGCAATATCTGTTCCCTTAGCTTCATTTACTGCTCCTGTCATATCACCACCTGCTTTAGCTAATTTAGTATCAGAATATTCTTTAGCTAATCTGTTAGTTGGATACTTTGTTGTTGAAGTATCCATTGTTGTATTTTCTTTATTTGCAACATCTTCAGGAACGTAAGATATATTACTATTTAAAATATTCCAGTTTCCTGCTGTTTGTCCTGGAGTATCTACGTTTGCAATTACTGAATCCCCAATTTGGACTGCAGCACCTCCTAAAGTTCCTGCAACTGAAATAATCCACATGTCGCCTTTCATTACTGCCCCTGCTGATCCTGAACCTCCACTTGCAGGAAATGTATTTACTGATGCATCATAAGCACCTCTGTAATCAAGCAAACCTGAAACTAATCCATCAGCATAATCTTTAATCGCTTTTACACTAGGATATTTAGTATCTGAAGCACCATCTGTAACTACGTTTGTAGATTTATTTGAACTGTCCTCTTTTCCACCTAGCGCAGTTAATCCTGCGAGTCCACCTTCAGGAACAGCTAGACCATTTTTTAGAGTTTTTGAATTTGCACCATCCCACTGAGGAATATAACTATCTGTATTTGTAGCAGGTGACATTGTATCTCCACTTCCTTCTCCATCTGCACCTTTCTCAGCCATAAGTTCCCAATAAGTTACATTTGTAGGTAAGTTCCCTGTAGTTGCCAATATGCAAATATAAGAAGATCCATTATATGAAACAACTGTATTTGGTAAATAAGCAGTAATAGCAGAATATGCTCCCATCCAAATGAATGAAATACCAGTATCTCCTTGATCACCTTTAGCTCCATTGGTTACATCAAAAGTAGATGTTGAAGCATCATCATAAGTTATAGTATACGTGTCTACAAGGCCTACTGTTGCAGTTTTAACAACACTTACTATCCCAACTCCTGTATCGCCCTTAGCACCTTTGTTTGAATTTACTAGTTCCCATGCACCTGCTGTTTTGTAATATACATAAGAGTTTGAAGAAGTATCAAAGGCCCAATCACCATCTAATCCAACTGAATTATCTGGGATTCCAAGTGTTCTATAAATATAAGCACCTGTTAAACCTGTATCTCCTTTTTCTCCTTTATAGTTTTTCCATAAACCAGCAAAATCACCAACGACTGGTGATGGTATTTCTGTTTCTGTAGATAAGATCGCAACATAATTTAAAGCTTCATCAAAAGTAAGAGTAAAGCCTGTACCTGTATCATCTGAAGCATAAGCAATATAGACATAAGCATCATGGCCTTCAATTTCAGACTTTGGAGATTTATATACTTCATGATCACCAGTTGCTTTCTGAAAGACCAAATAATCTTCCGCTACTGGTGTCTCACTATCTAAGTCTTTGATTTGAATTTTATCCATAGTTATGATTTTGTTTTATTTGAATAATTAGTGTTACTTTTTGATGAATTACCAAAACTTGTAATGCTCTTGATTTCATCAATATATGATTTGTCAAAAGCAACAAGTTTTAATCCCTTATCAGTAATAAGATACTTCCCATCATGTGTGGATAAAAAGCCAACCAATATTTGTTTGAGCTTATTTATCCAGTTCATATTAAAGTTCTTCAGCAATAATGCTAATAGCAGAAGTGATAACACCACCACCTGCTGGAGCTGTTACTGTAAATACATCTCCTTCCATAACCAAGAATGGCTTTGAATCTAATGGGAGAAAATTATATCTAGCGTTTGCAGATCCTGTGTAGATAACTGCATCATAATCAGTACCTAGTTTTGAATCTAAAGCTGCTGTTACACCTGCTTGAGTTGGAGCTGCTGAATAAGAAGCAATAACTCTATGAACTAAGTATTTCTTACCCAATTCAGTTGAGACTGATTGAGCTGTGTTTGCAGCACTCTTACCTGAAAATGTTTTTAATGATTTATACATAATATTTATGTTTATAGCTCATCCTGCATTAATTTATAATGCAAGATGAGTGATAAACCAGATTAAATTATTAAGCTGCTGCTCTAAATACGATTAGGTAAGTTGTGTCTGCTGGATCTGCTGGAAGTGTATTTGCGACTGCACAAGTAGCTACTGCTGCTGTACCATCTGCTAATATACTTACAATCAAATCACCAACTGCTAGACCTGCTAGAGCTGTTGTAGTGATTGTAGAACCAAGCTTGAAGAATTTAATAACATGAGATGGTGTTATACCTGCAGAAAGTTTTGCAAGCGTTACGTTTGCATCTTTAATACCTGCTGTTAAAAGTTTTCCATCTTTGTCTATAACTTCTGTGCTATTAACTTTTAAAGCTGATTCATTCTTAACATTTATTTTTACTCCACGATTGAATATTTTCATAAGTTTTTGTCTCCATAAGGAGAGAATTATTTTAATAATTACTTACCGATTATGAGCTGGGTGGAGAGCAACAACCGACCATGTTGCACTCTACCCAACCCATAAAGGGTGGGCGTACCTGGACTATTTCCAAGCACTAGCATCTGTACGAACCTTCACAGAAACTCTAGCACCATCATCAAACATGTATGAACCATGTCCGACCAATGATTTAACTAGATCTGCGAAACCTTTCTCTTTACCTAATTTCTTTACATCAATTTCCATGATTTGAAGAACTAGATCAATTGCACCTTTGTTACCCATGAAAGCAAGCTGTTCTTGTGCAGACCAGACATTACTTGCACTAGTAAATGCTTCTGAAACTACAATGTCTCCGAAACCTGTAAAGGCCATAGCTTCAGCAGTTGTACATGTGATCTTTCTCTTTTCTGTAAGAGTAAAGCGATTGTGTGCAGCAGTTGAAGATGTATTTTCCTTCCATAGTGTTCCCTTTGAAGCAGCATCAGCATCAACAGCTTTCTTCAAGTTTACACGTGAAGCAGCAGCATCATTACCGATTAATACTCCAATGAAACCACTTGCTGTGTTAGCAAGATCAGCTATGAATTGGAAACCAACACCAGCAATGTAGAACTTATCTGTAGTTGTTGGGTTTACAGAAAGTGTCAAAGTTGCACTCCAAGGAAGGTTATTACTTTGAATAACAGTATATCCACTCCATGGGCCTACAACTCCATTTGCTAATACTGAATCTCCAAGCACACTTTCTCTTTGCTGCTTTGCCTTACGCATTGTAGCAATAGTATGTGGGCCGAAAACTGCAATACGATTCTCAAAAGGAGCATCAACTGATCCTAGTTTTGTATCTGCTTGTTCAAATACATCAAGAACGTTTGTAGTATCTATCAATAAAGCGTTTCCATTGTCATCAATAAGATTGAAAGCTCCTGTGATTTTACTCATTACAGCTTGTTCAATGTTATTGTTGTGAACCTTCATTTGCTCCATAGCAGAATTTTCAGTCAAAGGATACTTTGTCTGACGTGAATCTGTTATGTCTATCTCATCAGCAGCATAACTGAAAGTATCAACTTCCAATGTTTGCTTACTTGCAGTCTTACGATTGAAAGTAATATCAGAGTAGGGTGTATAAGTACCAGAATGTGGAAGTGAGATAATAGGTCTGTGTGCCTTTCTACCATCTTCCGAGATTAAGCCTTCTAGTTGGCTGTCGGAAAGCATAGCAACTGCTGTGTTCTCAACGAACAAAGTCTTTTGCATGTCTCCCCAAAATTCTAATTTTGCATCATCCATAATAAAATTATTTATTAAATTAAACGTTTATAATTGCAACAATTATATCGTATTAATTAGCTGTTTTTACGAGCCTTCTTCGCAGCATCCCATGATTTTCTTCCTTCATCAGTACTCAAATCAAAGTCTGCTGGATTAAGTGGTTTAGTTGTATCAATTACAACTTTTGCACCATTATTCTTACGACTAAATGTAGCGTTCTCCAGCTTTTTATCAGCATCTTCTTGAGACTTAAGATAAACGATATATGGATTCTTAGAAGCTTGAGTGATAGAAATATTTTCAAACTTAGCGATCTTTTTAATTTCATCTTTAAGTTTATCTGATACATCTAGCCCTTCAAGATCTCGCTTAGCAAATTCTTCAATCAAGTCATTTTTGGCTTGCTGGCGAATTTCATCAGCACTAAGATTCTTATTATCATTTTTCTTATCAGCATCAGGTTTAGAACCTTTTGCTTTTTCTCTCCAGGTACGCTTTTGATGAACTACTTTACCAAAAGATTTCTTCTGGGCAATAATATCTTCTGTTAGCTTATCAATAAGATCAGCTTGTTCATCTTCGTCTAGGCCATATTTTTCAATAACACTAGCACGAATTTCTTCCTGTTTAGGATCAGCTATTGCAGCTTCTTCTGCAGCTAATTCTTCAGGTGTAGGCACAATGGTTTCTTCATCCATAATATTTTTAAGCCCTAAGGCTTGATTAGTTGGCTTGTAGGCCATAATAAAAAGTGGATATTGTAGTATCCACTTTATACCTAATCAACCCTTGTAAGTAAATTAGATACAAAGCACATACTACAACGTAGTCTGTGTTACAAGGGTTTCTAACTATTTGATTATTTAACGAGCAAACCTTTCTTTGTTGCAAACTCTTTTGCTAACTCTTTAAAGTTCTTACCATGTTCTTCTGCTGTGTATGTTCTCATAACAATTCCACGTGCATTTACAACAACTGCTTCTTTAACATCTGATTTCTTTTCATCTTGTCCTGGTACTAAGCCATTTTTAATAACTTCTCCATCAAGATCAGGTGTATCTTCAATTACTTCTCCATCAAGATCAGGTGTATCTTCAATTACTTCTCCATCAAGATCAGGTGTATCTTCAATTACTTCTCCATCAAGATCAGGTGTATCTTCAATTACTTCTTCAATCAAAGATTTTT